ATATATGGAACCCTGATTAGGAGCGTATGGTAGGCTAGTAAGTAGTGAAGCCCACGCAGTTGCTACGTCTGGTCCGAATAAATGGTTAAGGACCTGTTGTTGGAGCTCGATAGGAAACCTATCGGTCGCATCCTTCAAGTCGTAGCACGCAAAGAATCTGCGTCGTGGTAAGTCTTTTAAGAATAAAGATTGATCAAACGTGCAATCTTGTTTCAGTTGAGCAAGTATTTTTAAGAAATAATTGTGCAACGGAAGTAAAGCCGTTTGAGACCAATAGTCAAGTTGACAAATTAGTCTCGTCTTACATTCCTTGTCTTGGATTGCCGTAATTCTACGTAAACCCACGACTTCGGACTGTTCGACCAGCTTGGTATTCTTAAGCGTGTCCATGTATCCAATGAGTTGCGGTCCGGCGATCACTCCGATTGCCTGAACTACATTCTCAAAGGGACCACACTTCTTTTTATAAAGTGTGGCCAGCTCTTTAATAGCTGAATACGTGGCACGTCCTCCATTTGGAGAAGACTTTGTGCTCATATGATATTTGGTCCAACGTATATCGTCCACATGGCCAACCTGGACAGTGTTAAAGAACTTTACTAAGAGTTCTTGCGGAAATAAAGCCCCGCTAGCAGGATTTCCTGCTATAATACTGTTTACTTTGGGACGTGGATCCACTTGAAGTATCTTAGTAACTTTCATTAAGGTTAATAAGAAACGCAAGTCGATTTCACACTTGCTTTTTGCAAGTATCCTAAGGTTTGGCCCTAAGACACGTGGGAGACCTTGTCTCCCGATCGATATGAAACTCTTCGTAACGAAAACCGGGTTACCACTGATGTATTTAATAGTGATAGCTCGGACTTCTTTGAAGTAATTAGCCACCCATATGGGTGACTGATTCTCTAGAAGTCGTTCGATCTCTGATAAGTAGTGATCTGTACATTTCTTATACAAATCACGCTTAGTAGGGTCGGATGTAATGAGTGGGATGAGCCATTTTGAAATGATGGCTCGAACACGTAATAAGTTGCGAGAATTTTGTTCGATTATATATTGTTGGTCCATATTTTGTAGAGTCTTTACTGCTCGTTACTAGACAGCCAATGAAGCTGAGGTATCCAACATCGAGG